GCAGCAGCAGCAGCAGCAGCAGCAGCAGCAGCAGCAGCAGCAGCAGCAGCAGCAGCCGCAGCAGCAGCAGCAGCAGCAGCAGCAGCAGCAGCAGCAGCAGCAGCAGCAGCA